CACCCCGTCTAAAGGTAACGACAAGATTAGTAGATTGAATTCGGTGTCGGACATCATCGCGTCAGGCAAGGTATGGGTGCCAGAGACTCGGTGGGCCGAGGAGCTAGTAGATGAGATAGCTAGCTTCCCCAGTGGTGAGCATGACGACTTAGTTGATGCCACGACACTTGCGTTGATGCGTTTCCGTGCTGGTGGTTTTATCCGTCTGCCCAGCGACGAGCCGGAAGAGATTAAATGGTTCAAGTCCCAGCGTAATGCGGGCTATTACAACGTATGAGTGAATTTGACGATCTTGCGCAGTTTTTAGAGTGGTGGTTGATGAATCGGCCTATTAACGTGCCGCAGAACAACGCGATCACGCAGGCTGGTGTCATCTATGGCTTGGTGTTGTATAGACAGGGGCCTTATCAAGTGCAGCTGTTTATCATGCCGCCTAATTCTACGATTGACGATCACATTCACCCCAACGTGGATAGCTATGAGGTCTACTTAGGCGGGGATATAAATTTTAGGTTTGATGGAGAGATGTTCGCACCCGAAGCACTAGGTACGTACATCAGAGTTAAACCCAACTGTTGGCACGGCGGTCTATTTGGGCCACGTGGCGGATCGTTCTTGTCAGTGCAGAAATGGCTTAACGGCAAAGAACCTACTACGGTAGGTGATGACTGGCATGACGCAAGCAACAACAGGTATGGGGCGGCGTCTTTACTTAAGGAATAATCATGGCAATTGATAAAGGACTGTATGCAGCGCCTCTCGGCCTAGCCGACGCAGCTGTGGCGGAGCCGGACTTGGAAATTGAGATCGAAGACCCAGAGGCCGTACGTATCGGCATGGATGGTGTTGAGATCAACTTTGAAAAGCGCGAGCCTACCGCAGAAGATTTTGATGCAAACCTCGCTGAGTTTATGGATGACGGCGAGCTGGCGTCACTTGCAGATGAACTAGTCGGTGACTTCACAGGCGATGTGGACTCACGCAAAGACTGGGTTGACGCGTACGTCAAAGGACTAAAGCTACTTGGCCTGAAGGTCGAGGAGCGTAGCGAGCCTTGGTCTGGAGCGTGCGGTGTGTTCCACCCGATGCTGACTGAAGCAGTTGTGCGGTTCCAATCAGAAGCAATCGTCGAGACGTTCCCAGCGATGGGGCCAGTCAAGACACAGATCGTCGGTGCTATCGACAAACTAAGAGAAGAAGCAGCCGCTCGCGTACGCGAGGATATGAACTACCGTCTGACTGAAGAGATGGTTGAGTATCGCCCCGAGCATGAGAAGATGTTGTGGTCTCTGCCATTAGCAGGTTCGGCATTTAAGAAGGTCTACTACGATCCGGGTTTAGGACGCCAAGTGGCGATGTTTGTGCCCGCTGAGGACATGGTTGTCCCATACGGTGCGTCGAGTCTGGAGACGGCGGAGCGTGTAACTCACGTGATGCGTAAGACTAAGAACGAGCTACGCAAGATGCAAGTAGCTGGCTTGTACCGTGATGTCGATCTTGGTGATCCGCAGAACGTGTTGGACGACATTGAGAAAGAAAAAGAACGTGAGCAGGGTTACGTCGGTAATGTTGATAGCCGATACAAAGTGCTTGAGATGCACGTCGAGCTTGACCTGCCGGGCTTTGAAGATGTCGATAAGAAAGGTGAACCGACTGGTATCGCGTTGCCTTACGTCGTCACCATCGAGCGTGGTACGCAGACTATCCTCGCTATTCGTCGTAACTGGTACGAGGACGACACACTCAAGCTGAAACGGAACCACTTCGTGCACTATGTGTATGTGCCGGGGTTTGGCTTCTATGGCTTTGGTTTCATTCACTTGATCGGTGGTTACGCTAAGGCTGCTACGTCGATCATGCGTCAGTTGGTTGATGCAGGCACACTAAGTAACCTGCCGGGTGGTATGAAGAGTAAAGGCTTGCGCATCAAGGGTGATGACACGCCGATTGCTCCGGGTGAGTTCCGTGATGTTGATGTGTCGTCAGGTTCGATACGCGACAACATCCTGCCGCTGCCGTACAAAGAGCCAAGTCAGACGCTGTATCAGTTGTTAAACCAGATCATCCAAGAAGGTCGTAGCTTTGCTTCGGCGGGTGACATCAACGTCAGCGACATGAGCACACAAGCTCCTGTTGGTACGACACTGGCTATTCTTGAGCGCACACTGAAGATCAGTACAGCCGTGCAAGGACGCCTGCACTATGCGATGCGTGGTGAGTTCAAGCTCTTAAAAGCCATCATCCGCGACTACACACCAGAAGAGTACAGCTATACACCAGTAGACGGTGACCGTCAGGTCAAGCAAGCCGACTACGACATGGTGGACATCATCCCTGTGTCTGATCCAAACGCTGCGACTATGGCGCAGAAGATCACGCAGTATCAGGCTGTGATTCAGTTGGCCCAGCAAGCTCCACAGTTGTACGACCTGCCGCTGTTGCATCGTCAGATGATCGAGGTGCTAGGCATTAAGAACGCAGCTAAGTTGGTGCCGACAGAAGATGATGCTGTTCCAACCGACCCAGTGCAGGAGAACCAGAACCTGCTAATGGGCAAACCTGTCAAGGCGTTCATCGAGCAAGACCATGAGGCACACATCGCAGTGCACATGGCAGCAGCTCAGGACCCCAAGATTCAGGAGTTAATGCAGAACAGCCCTATGGCGGCTCAGATTCAGGCAGCTGGTGCAGCACATATCAACGAGCACTTGGGCTTCCAGTACCGCAAAGAGATCGAGCGAGTATTGGGTGTGACACTGCCGACCGAGGAGCAGAACAAGAATATGCCTCCAGAGATCGCAGCGCAGGTTGCACAGATGTCAGCGCAGGCAGCACAACGCCTGTTGATGATGAACCAGCAGCAAGCAGCACAACAGCAGGCTCAGCAGCAAGCACAAGACCCGGTCATCCAGATGCAGATGCAAGAACTTCAGCTCAAACAGCAGGAGATTCAGCGGAAGATGGAGAAAGACCGTGTCGATGCGCAGCTTAAACAGCAGCAGCTACAAGTTGAGCAGGCTCGCATCGCAGCTCAAGAGAAGATCGCAGGGCTACAAGTTGGTGCCAAGACCACCCATGCGCAGACCGAGCTTAGGGCGCGGATGGAGGTCGAGGGTGTCAAGCTTGGTCTGCAAGGCGCTAAACAACGTCAGGAAAATGCACGTGTGCAACGACCACAACCTAGCCAGCCGCCCAAAAAGGAGACTAGATGAATGACCGAACCGTCCTAGGCTATCTCAAAGATAAGTTTAAGGACGAGCAAGCACACAGGGCTGAGTTTCTTGCCGCAGGCAATGCCGTCAGCCTTGAAGAATACAAACACGTAGCCGGAGTTATCCGGGGTCTCGCTCTGGCTACGGACATCCTTGACGACCTCGTGCAACGACTGGAGAAATCTGATGAATAGTGCTGTTGATCTTTCACAAGCCGTAGACTTGTCTGCTGTATTGGACAAGTCGGAGGAAGAAAAAGCTAGGCAGCTGCCTGAGCCTGCGGGGTATCACATCCTCGTGGCGCTACCTGAAGCTGAAGAAAAGTACGACAGCGGCTTGATCAAGGCTGATGAAACTAGGCGGTACGAAGAAGTGCTATCTACGGTGTTCTTCGTGGTTGCCTTAGGCCCTGATTGCTACAACGACCCGACTAAGTTTCCGAACGGGCCATGGTGTAAGAAAGGTGATTTTGTTCTTGCGCGTCCTAACAGCGGCACCCGACTCAAGATTCATGGGCGTGAGTTCCGGCTGATTAACGACGACTCGGTTGAAGCCGTGGTGCAAGACCCCCGTGGTATTTCACGTGCATAAGGAGAAATGAATGGCTACCAAGATGGAATTGACTGAATTCGAGTTCCCCGATGAAAAAGAGGTAAAGCTGGAACCGGAGGCTAAAGCTGCGGACTCGGACTTTGACCTTGAGATCGTGGACGACACCCCGCCTCAGGATCGTGGGCGCAAGCCAATGGCTGAACCGCCTGAGGATGTGACGGATGACGAGCTGGCTTCGTATGACGAGAAAGTCCAGAAGCGGCTCAAAAAGTTTACAAAAGGCTATCACGACGAGCGCCGGGAGAAAGAACAAGCCCTACGTGAACGTCAGGCTGCGGAAGAGTTTGCCCGTCAGATGTACGAGGAGAACAAGCGGCTACAGATGCAGCTGTCCGAAGGCTCAAAGTTGTTTATTGAGCAAGGTAAGACCGCTGCCCAACTGGCGCTTGAAACTGCTGAGCGTAAGTACAAAGAGGCTTACGAAGCGGGCGATTCAGATGCCATGGTTGAAGCCCAGCGGCTGATTTCTGCTGCAACCCTGAAGCTTGACAAGGCTGAAAACCTTAGACCTATTGAAGTAGAAGAAAAACCCGAGTATAGTCCACCAAAACCGGTTGCTTCTCCTAGGGATGCCAAGTTACAGGATTGGCTTGCAGATAACCCTTGGTATGGAGACCAAAGCAATTCTGACCATAAGATCATGAGCCACACCGCCTTAGGCGTGCACGCGGTTCTAGTCGAACAATATGGTGAGGGCTTTGTCGGTACAGATGACTACTACGAGAAGATTAACTCTCGTATGCGAAGAAGTTTCCCCGATTATTTCGGGAGCCAGCAGGACACTCAGGATACCGAGGAGGATGAATCGCCAGCGCGATCAGCCCCTTCCCGTGCCAAACCCGCTACTGTCGTAGCTCCAGCTACACGTAGTACGTCGCCCAAGAAGGTAAAGTTAAACGCTTCCCAAGTGGCTATTGCCAAGCGTTTAGGTGTGCCTCTTGAACTCTACGCCAAGAAGGTTGCTGAACAACAGGAGAATCGATAATGGTTACTGAAACTCGTCTAACTCGTAATTTAGAGTCCCGTGAGAAGAACACGCGTAAGCAATCGTGGGCACCCCCCGAGCTTTTGCCTGCGCCGAATCCAGAGCCGGGGTACAAGTTTCGTTGGGTACGCGTCTCGACGCTGAACTCGCCTGACCCTATCAATATCTCTGCTAAGCGGCGTGAAGGCTGGGAGCCAGTAAAGGCTTCTGAGCATCCTGAGCTGCAGTTTCACATCGATCCCGAGTCCAACTCGAAAGATGTGGTTGTAATTGGTGGGTTGATGCTCTGCAAGACCCCTGAAGAGTTTGTCGAGCAGCGTAATACTTATTACCAAAAGCAGGCAAATGATCAGATGAATGCGGTAGACAACAACCTGATGCGCCAAAGTGATCCACGGATGCCTCTGTTTAATGAGCGGAAGTCGTCCACGACCTTTGGTTCTGGTAAATAATTACTTGGAGTAAAACATGGCTTATCCGACTGTATCAGCCCCCTACGGGCTACAACCGATCAATTTGATCGGCGGTCAGGTGTTCGCGGGCCAAACTCGTGAACTCCCGATTGCCAGCAATACTGCTGGTGCTATCAATAACGGCGACATCGTTCGCCTATCGTCTGGCTTCATCGTCAAAGAGACTGGCACTACGACTGTCTCGGCGACCGGTGTTGTTGGCGTGTTTGTTGGTGTAACTTATACAAACCCGTCCACAGGCCAAAAACTGTTCGCTAACTCGTACCCCGGTTCAGTTGTTGCTTCTGACATCGTGGCTTACGTCGTTGACGATCCTGATGCGTTGTTTAAAGTCGCTGTGACTGGCGGTGCAACTTCGACCACCATTACCCCGATTGATAACACCATTCTGGGTAACAACATGGCAATTTCGCAACCTGCGTCGAACACCACTATTTCGGGTAACTCGAATATCGGTGCTTACGATTCTGGCTCGAATACAGCAGCTTCGCTGCCATTGCGTGTCGTTGGTCTCGTTGAAGAGACTGTCGATGCAAGCGGCAACTACAGCGAAGTTATCGTTAAGTGGAACGCTCCGTACATCGTGTCTACCACTACTGCAACTGGTGATCCGCTGGTGTACACCACTACCAGCACAGTTACGGGCGGTCATTCGTATCTCAACCCGACCGGCACTGCCAACGTATAAGGGAGCTAAATCATGGCTATTTCACGCGCACAACTATTGAAAGAGCTGCTCCCCGGCTTGAACGCACTGTTCGGCATGGAGTACGCTCGCTACGGCGAAGAGCACAAGGAAATCTACGAAACTGAGACTTCCGAGCGTTCATTTGAAGAAGAAACTAAGCTGTCCGGCTTCTCGGCAGCTCCGGTGAAAAACGAAGGTTCTGCAATTGCGTATGACAATGCGCAGGAAGCATGGACTGCTCGATACAACCACGAAACCATTGCTCTGGGTTTCTCGCTGACCGAAGAGGCCATCGAAGACAACCTGTATGACAGCCTGTCGGCTCGTTATACCAAAGCTCTGGCTCGTGCTATGGCTTACACCAAGCAGGTTAAGGCTGCAAACGTGCTGAACAACGGCTTCTCGTCGTCCTATCCGGGCGGTGACGGCAAGGCACTGTTTGCTACTGATCACCCGCTGGTTGGTGGTGGCGTCAACTCGAACGAGCCTGCAACTCCAGCAGACTTGAACGAAACTTCGTTGGAAGCGGCAGTGATTCAGATCGCTGCTTGGACTGACGAACGCGGCCTGCTGATCGCAGCTAAGCCACGTAAACTGATTGTTCCACCTGCTCTCCAGTTCGTTGCTACTCGTCTGTTGGAAACCGAACTCCGCGTCGGCACCAATGACAACGACATCAACGCTCTGAAGAACAACGGTTCGATCCCAGAAGGCTATACGATCAACCACTTCTTGACCGACAACAACGCATGGTATCTGACCACTGACGTTCCTAACGGCATGAAGCACTTTGTTCGTACCGCGATGTCAACGTCAATGGACGGGGACTTCGACACTGGCAACGTCCGTTACAAGGCTCGTGAGCGTTACTCGTTCGGCTGGTCTGACCCGCTGGGCATGTTTGGTTCGCAAGGCGCGTAATAGAGAGGGGGGCTTTACGGCCCCCCTTTTTAGGTATATAAAGGCAGTAAATCCGGGATTTATCCGGTACGTCAAACAGGCTCCCGGCCTGACTTCATGCAGATTGACGTGCCTAACCGCATGAGGGAAAATTCAAATGGCACTTTCTACCACCCAAAGTATTTGGCGTTCGGGCGGCGGCGATCAGACTCGCACCGCGTACTGTGGTTCCGGCGTCATGGCTGCTCAGTTCTACATCGCTGACGCATCTGTTGCTACCGCAACTAATGTTACGATTTCTTCCGACTCAGGCGCTCCTGCTTTGATTCTTCCAGCCGGTGCAGTTGTGTTGTCTGTGGAAATTAATGACGCAGGCACAGGCTCTGTTGATCTTGGCACCCGTGGCTACACCAGCGGCACCGTTACAGGCGCGGCTATCGGTAATAACGTGACCGTCTCAGCTGTTGGTTCTATTACCGCTGGCTTGACTCGCACTGCTATTAGCGAACTGTCCTACGTTACTGTAACTATCGACACTTCGGGTGCTGGCACTGTTGGTGGCTTCATTACCTACTTCGTTGCTGATCCGCTGATTGGTCAGCAGAACGTCTAATTGAGGAGCCTATCATGGCGATGCAATACGACGTAAAGTCATTCCACGCAACAGCCTCGGCGCTTGCGTACGCGGATCGTACCCGGTTAAAGGGCGTAGTTATTTCGCCCTCGACTTCGACGACGTTTAACTCGTGCGTGGTTGATACGCAGGGTGCGTTGTCGGGTACGTACGATATTCCGGGGTCAACGACTTGCACCGTTACCATCGCTAATCATGGGTTGTCGAACGGCGACACGGTTGGTCTTAACTTCACTAGCGGTACAGCAGTAGACGATTCGTATACGGTATCAAACGTAACAACGAACACGTTTACTGTAACCACGGCAAGTTTGACCACCAGCGGCAATGTGACAATGTATCCGAAGGTGCTTGTTGAGTTGGATTGTTCTTCGGGCACGGCGTTCTACACGCTGATTCCGGGCGAAGGCATTCTTGCGCAGGGCGGCCTGTTCTGTTTGTTGCCGTCTACCACGATAACGATGACTATTTTCTACGGGTAGCGCCATGATGCAAACAGACGTTAAGTCCGCCCGTGCAGCAAGTACAGGACTGCTTGTGACGCAGGCTCCTGTACGCTTGAAGTCGATTACGGTGACAAGTGCGACGGTGTCTGCAAGAAATACGTGTGTATGCGACCCAACGCAGCAAAAGTCTGGGACGTACAGCCGTACAAGTCCAAGTGCCACCATCACAGTCACGATAGTGAACCACGGCCTTGAGACTGGGGATCGGGTGTTTCTGGACTTCACGTCAGGGACAGCACGGGATGGCGCGTACGCAATTACAAAGACGGGCGACGACACGTTTACTTGTACGGATGCGCCGACTACGACTACCAGCGGTAACGTCACGATGTATAGCAGTATTACTTTAGAGATCGATACTTTTAATACGATTGGCCTACCTGTACTGATCCCCGGCGAAGGCATCTACTGCCCTAACGGTATCTTTGTGGGTTGTGGCGCATCGGTAACTGCGACGGTGTTCTATGGCTAAGACTCCAGCATGGCAGCGCAAGGAAGGTAAGTCCGAAAAGGGCGGCTTGAACGCCAAAGGACGTGCCTCGTATAACAAAGCCAACCCGGGGAAGCCCGGTCTGAAAGCACCGCAACCGGAAGGTGGCCCACGTCGGGACTCGTTCTGTGCGCGGATGAAAGGTATGAAGAAGAAGCTGACTTCAGCCAAGACCGCGAACGACCCGAACAGCCGGATCAATAAATCTTTACGTGCGTGGAAGTGCTGACATGTCTGAACAACACGAAACCGCAAAACACGTTGTTGATGCCCTGTCACTCGTGACGGTAATAGGCACGCTGGTGCAACTGCTTCCGGCTGTAGCTGCACTGTTTACGATTGTGTGGACCGCTATCCGTATCTACGAAACCGCAACCGTGCAGAAGCTGCTCGGCAAGGAGAAACCAAATGAAGAAGACGAAAGCAAAGCCGGTTAAAGGTTCGGCTCGCACCAAGAAGTTTGATGCAGGCGGTCTGGCTGCGCTAGCAGGTCTAGGCGCTCTAGCGTACATGATGCGCAAGAAGAAGGGTGAAAGCGAAGGTTCCGCCCCTAAAGATAAATCTGGGTATTCCTCGGGTCCGGTAGACGTTCGTAGCATGATCGAGGGTAAAGGCGACGAAGCGGAGTCTATGAGCGCTGAAGCAAGACGCGCTATGGCTGCTTCTAAAGGTCGTCCAGAACTCGTCCCTGAAGGTGCTGATGAAGCGGCGATGCGTAGTGACGTAGGGGCTAAGCGTGCCATGCCTAAGCCGAAGCGAACCACGGCGGGTGGCGGCACAAAACCAGCTACGACGAGTGAATCTTCTAACACTACACCGCCTACTTACTACACCCCCAAGGCTAAG